TGAACAATTTGATTTTGTTTTTACATGTCCACCATACTATGACTTAGAAATCTATACTGATAATCCTTTGGACTTATCAAATATGGAAGATACGGAGTTCGATAAAAAGTATTTCAGTATTTTAGGAAAGGCTGCAAAAAAATTAAAGAACAATAGATTCTTTGCAGTAGTAGTATCCGAAGTAAGAGAACAATCGGTAACTGGAAATTATAAAATTGGAAAGTATAGAGGATTGGTAAACAAAACTATAACTGCTTGTGAGGAAGCTGGATTACATTTCTATAACGATATGATACTATTCAATTCACAACATCAGGCTGCTAGAGTGGTTGATACATACTTCAAACGAAATCGTAAGGTAGCATCGGTTCACCAAAACATATTAGTATTCGTAAAAGGAAACCCTGACATCGCTGCAGAAGATATTGAATTCAACGGAACGTATCAATGTATAGTGGATGGTAAACAATACAAATCATTTAGAGAAGCAGCTATTGATATTAATCCAAATGAGTTAGTAGCTACCGAAGTTGAAAGAAGATGCCGTTCAACTAAATCCAAATACAAAGATTGGCAAATAATTGGTGAGGAAACAAAACCTACTATTAAATACGAAGTTGATGGAGTTCCTTTTGAGAATCCAAAGCAAATAGCAGAATTGATTGGTGGTGATATGACCGAATCAATGGCTAGAAATTACATAGAATCAAACAATCCCAAATTCAGACATTGGAAGAAAGTAGATGTTTGGGATATTACCTACGAACAAATGCAAGAGTTGTGGGGAAACAATATTACATTAGAATTACCTATCATAAGCTGTGATGGTAAAGAATTTTATTCAATTATAGATGCAGCCAACTTCTTTGGTTGTTCAGATGAGCGTATCCGCCAAAAACTAAAATCAGACAAACATACTGATTTTATCTATTTATTCTAAAGATTTTTTTAGAATTTTTACGTTTTTATCAATCTTTATATATTTATTCATACAATAACGTATTTTTTATATGCGTTGAAGATGAATTAGATTTAGAATCTATCATCAGAGAATTGGAAGCACAAATTGCAGGTGAAGAAGGTGGAGAAGAAGAAGCTCACATCGAAGAACCAGCAGTAGAAGGTGAAGAAGAAATGGAAGTTCCAGCTGAAGAACCAGCTATGGAAGCTGAAATGGATGCAGCACCTGCAGCTGACGATGAAGAAATCGACTTAGACGAAATTCTAAGAGAAATGGGATACGGAGATGATGAAGCTGAAGAAGAAGCTCCTGCGGCTAACGAAGCAAAAGTTAAACAACTTGAAGCTGAATTAAAAGAAGCAATGGATGCTATCAAATCTTTAAGAGGTACTATCAACGAAGTAAACCTATTAAACGCTAAATTACTTTACGCTAACAAATTGTTCAGAGGTTATAACCTTACAAACGAACAAAAAGTTAAAGTTGTAGAGAATTTGGATAGAACAACTTCTGTAAGAGAAGTAAAATTAGTTTACGCTACACTATCTGAATCAATGAAATTCACTGGAACTGAAAGAAAAGTTGCAGCTAAAAAGACTGTAACTGAAGGCTTTGCTTCTAAAGTACAAGCTTCTACTGCTCCAAAAAAGGAAATCATCGCAGAAAGTACAAATGAATTAGCAAATCGCTTTAAGCAATTAGCTGGTATCATAAAATAAACAACCCATAAAAAAATAAAATAAAATGGCAAATTTTGATTTAAGTAAACTTATGGAAGGCAAAAACCCACAAGCGGTAATGTTGGCAGAAACTCGCCAATTGAAATTTACCATTAGTAAGAAGAATCTTCGGAGAAATCGCTGCAAAGGAATTCGTTAGTGTACAACCAATGAACTTACCTTCAGGTCTTATCTTCTTCTTAGATTTCAAATATGGTTCTGCACAAGGTGGTAACCCAGCTTATAGTGGTAAATCACTATTTGGTGGTAATGGTACATCTGCAGCTAATTCTGATTTCGGTAGAACTAAAGCAGCTGTAAACGGTCTTTACGGAAACGGAAGATATGGATACACTGTAAACAACACTGGTTCAGTAGTTGCTTCTTGTACTGTTGCATCTGGTTCTACTGCTGGTATCGGATTCGATTCAGCTGTATCAGCTTCTGCAACAAACATCACTACTGCTTCATTGAAGACTGTAGCTGTTCCTGTTGCATCTTTATTGAATGCTGATGTAGAAGCAGTAAAATCTTTCACTTTAAGTGGAACTGGTATTACTGAAGTTTACAACGCTTTCACAGCTTATGATGGTACTAACGTTATATTCTATGTTAAGCATGGTGGTGGTGCAACAGTATCTGCAACTGTAGATTTCTCTGTACAACCATTAGATTACAACAGAGGTGATTTCGAAGACCATGGACTCCTGAATTAGCGCAAGACCTTAACGCTTACCATTCAATTGATGCTGAAGCTGAATTAACTTCTATGTTATCTGATTATATCTCTTTAGAGATTGATTTAGAAATCTTAGATATGTTAAAAGCTAACGCATTAACTACTGAATACTGGTCAGCAACAATTGGTGAAGAATACAATGGTTCAACTTGGGCTGCTGGTACTAACACATTAGCTTACCAAAAGAACACATGGTATCAAACATTAGGTGTTAAATTGAACAAAGTTTCTAACAAGATTCATCAATTAACATTAAGAGGTGGTGCTAACTTCATCGTTGCATCTCCTGATGTTTGTACTATCTTAGAATCAATTCCTGGATTCGTTGTAAATGCAGATAAAGACGCAATGCAGTTCGCTGCTGGTGTTACTGCAGTTGGTTCAATGAGCAATAGATACACAGTTTACAAAAACCCTTACATGACTTCTAACGAAATCTTGATGGGTTATAGAGGAAATAACTTCCTTGAGACTGGTGCTGTTTACGCTCCTTATGTACCATTGATTATGACTCCATTAGTGTACGACCCACAAAACTTTACTCCACGTAGAGGTGTGATGACTCGTTACGCTAAGAAGATGGTTCGTCCTGAGTACTATGGTAAGATTTATGTTAAAGATTTAGCATCTATCTAATCTAAAGTAATTCTTAGATAATAAAATTGGGAGGTGAGAAATCATCTCCCTTTTTTATGCTATTTTTATTTTTACCCCTTTCTAACTATTTTATATTTATAAGAGTAAACACACTAAATATATGGCAGCCGGAAAATATAATTTTGTAATAGAACAGGGAGCAACTCTAAATTTAAATGTTCAATGGAATGATGAAAATGATGACCCTATAAGTTTAGAAGGTTGTCACGCTAGAATGCAAATTCGTCCTGAAATACAATCAAACACAGCAGTACTTTCATTAACATCATCTTATTTTGATAGTTGTGGTACTGGATTAAATTTAAGTGGTAGTGATGGAATTACTCCTGTACAATCGGGTTCTATTGGTATTATAATATCAGCACAATCATCATCTATGTTGGATTTTGGAGATGCGTACTATGATTTGGAAATTGTTAATGGATGTGAAGTTACAAGGTTATTAGAAGGAAAGGTAAAGTTATCTAAAAACGTAACTAGATAATATGAAAGTAACAGTATCGCAAGATTTATCAACAGTAATAGTAAGTGCATCAGGCCCAAAAGGACCTAAAGGTGAAAAGGGTGACCCACATGGTACATCGGGAACATCTGGCACAAGCGGCACATCCGGAACAACAGGCACATCTGGTTCAAGCGGAATATCAGGCACAAATGGTTCATCAGGTTCAAGTGGCTCAAGTGGTGGTAGAGGTCCATCTGGCACAAGCGGAACACGTGGTACATCTGGGTCATCTGGAACAAGCGCAACTAGCGGAACTAGCGGCACATCTGGAATAAATGGCACATCTGGTTCATCTGGTACATCCGGCTCGTCTGGTACAAGCGGAAGTAGTGGGAGTAGTGGAACTAGTGGCAGTAGTGGTAGTTCGGGTGTAGATGGTACAAATGGTACTGGTGGTAGTTCTGGTTCATCTGGAACTAGCGGCACATCTGGAACTAGCGGCACATCTGGAACTAGCGGCACATCTGGAACTAGTGGTACAAGCGGTATCAATGGTTTAGAAGGTTATTTAGCAAAATGGATTTACGATGAAGATACTAATGAAAGTGACCCTGGTACAGGTAAATTTAGATTAAATGGTTCTTGGAATAATCCATCAATATCAAAAATTATAATTGATAATATATCACATGAACCAGCGGCTATAAATTTTATAGATGTATTAGATTCTCTTAATATCAATAGTATAATTAAAATTGTAAATGTTTTAGATGATACAATTTATAAATTATTTAGAGTAACTGTTTCTTTGCCCGATGAGAGTGGGTATGAGGTTTTTGAAGTAGATGAATTATCATCAAACGGATTAGCATCAAATGGTGATGTTTTTGCAATTACACTTCAAGGTGGTAATGGTTCTTCTGGTACTTCTGGATTATTGCAATTGACATGGAACTCTCCATCGGTAAGAGATAATGGTATCATTACTTTAAATGCAACTTCTCCAAATGCAGTAGTAGAGCATGCTTTAACATTTGATGGTAGTTTACTACAATTAACAGGTTCATTTGTTATTAATGGTATTGATTATACAAACCTTAGTAGTTCAAATTCTACAACACATACTAATTTTAGTTCATCAAACGCAACTACTTTTACAAATTTAAGTTCATCTAATTCAACTACATTCACAAATTATAGTAGTTCGGTTAGTGGAAGTATGAGTTTTTATAGTCAATCATTTGCTAATACACATAATGTTTTTACACAATCTCAAATTGAAATAAATTTAGGTATTAGTGAAGTAAGCGGGGCATTAAATAGATTTACATCATCATTATTAGGACAAGTAAATACTATTTCAATATTTACAGCTTCTGTTAATTTTACAACACAATCTTTAAATATTCAAACCGGTTCACAGGAATTAACTAATTTAAGAATATCTTCTGTAACGGGTTCAATCAATACAACCACATCTTCATTTGATTCAGTATTTTTAGGAATTAGTTCTGTTACTGGAGCAATAAACACTACAACATCATCTTTTGATAATGTTTTTGTGGGCATTAGTTCTGTGACAGGCGCAATGAATACAACTACATCTTCATTTGATAATGTATTTCTAAGAATCAGTTCAACAACAGGTTCAATTAACACTACTACTTCATCATTTGATAATGTGTTCTTAGGCATCAGTTCTGTAACTGGGGCAATCAATACAACTACATCTTCTTTTGATAATGTATTTGTTGGTATATCTTCCGTAACGGGCGCAATGAATACAACAACTTCATCATTTAATAATGTTTTTGTTGGAATAAGTTCTGTAACTGGGGCAATTAATACTACAACATCTTCGTTTGACAATGTATTTTTAGGAATTAGTTCTGTGACCGGAGCAATGAATACAACAACTTCATCATTTGATAATGTATTCGTAGGTATTAGTTCTGTGACAGGAGCTATTAATGCACAAAGTTCATCGCAAGACTTAATTAATTATCAAAATTCAATTATAACAAGTTCTTATAGAATTGAGTTAAATAGTATTGAAGCTTATACATCATCATTAAAATCAGCAATTGTAATAAATGGTACTAATGTAAAAATAGTTGGAGAACTAAGTGCATCAAAAATCTATACTGAATACATAACATCATCGGTGTTGTTTGTTACTGGTTCTAATATAATTGGTGACCAATCTACTGATAGACATGAGTTTACTGGTTCGGTACACCTAAAAGATACATTATTTGTTGGAAATGAACCAATAGGGTTTACTGAAATAAATGCATTTAGTGCATCTATAATTAATCAAAACACAACTCTATCGTACATAACGGCATCTATACATTTTACAACACAATCTCTAAATACACAAACTGGTTCGCAGGACTTAGTTAATTTAAAAATCAGTTCAACTACTGGTTCAATCAATACAACTACATCATCTTTTGATAATGTATTCTTAGGTATTTCAATAGTAACTGGTTCAATAAATAATTCAACGGCATCTATTAATTTTAGTACAGGAGCACTTAATACACAAACTGGTTCGCAGGATTTAGTTAATTTAAGAATTAGTTCTGTAACTGGTTCAATTAATACAACTACATCATCGTTTGACAATGTATTTTTGAGAATTAGTTCAACAACGGGTTCAATTAACACTACTACATCATCTTTTGATAGTGTGTTCTTAGGTATTAGTTCTGTAACTGGAGCAATGAATACTCAAAGTAGTTCGCAGGATTTAGTTAATTTAAGAATTAGTTCTGTAACTGGTTCAATTAATACAACTACATCTTCTTTTGATAATGTATTTTTGAGAATTAGTTCTGTAACTGGTTCAATGAATACAACCACATCATCTTTTGATAATGTGTTTTTAGGAATCAGTTCTGTAACTGGGGCAATGAATACTCAAAGTAGTTCGCAAGATTTAGTTAATTTAAGAATCAGCTCAACAACAGGTTCAATTAATACAACTACATCTTCGTTTAATTCTGAATTTATCAAAATTGGATTAACTACAAGTTCAATTCATTTTACAACACAATCGTTGAATACACAAACTGGTTCGCAGGATTTGGTTAATTTGGGTATATCAACTTTTACTAGTTCATTGAGAAGTGAAGTGAACTTAATTGAAGCATATACGGCATCATTGAAAGCAGTAGCAATTGTATCATCTTCACAACAAATAAAAGATTACTATACATTTGCACAAACAGCATCTGCTAATACTTTTTATGGTAATCAAACTATAACTGGTTCATTATTAGTTAGTGGTTCATCACATACAATACAAAATGGTTATATTGTTTTAACACAAGTTTCTCAAAGCTTGAACTTCGCAGATGATGCATCAGCAGCATCAGCAGGTGTTCCTTTGGGTGGGTTGTATAGAAATGGAAACTTCATAGCAATAAGAATAGATTAATATGGGAATGAAATTATCAGGTTCACTAGAACTAACAGGTTCACTTAATACTAGTGGCTCAAATACTCTTTGTGGAACGCAAACATTTAGTGGTTCATTTAATCTATCAGGTTCAATGAATCAAACAGGCACAAGCATTTTAATTGGTAACACTGTTTTAAGTGGTAGTATTAATATTAGTGGCTCAACAACATTTAATGGAACTCACACATTAAGTGGTAGTAATACAATTGTAGGCAATACCTTAATGACGGGAACTAATACTATTATTGGTAACACCGAATTGAGTGGTAGTTTTAATGTTAGTGGTAGTTCCAATTTTCACAATTCAATATTCATAGTAACTGGTTCATCCTACTTTACGGGTTCACATGAAATAAGAGGTAATTCTATTTTTAGTGGAAGTATCAACATAGCAAGTGGGTCATCGTATTATAGAGCAGGAAACAAATTATTCAATTACGGACAATGGGGTTCGGTTCAAACTCAATCGGGTTCCGCAAATACGGCATATAGTGTTAAACTAGAAAGCAAATTTGATGGTTCGGACGGTATTAGTATTGCAAACAATGGAAGTGGATTTCCAACTAGGATTACGGCAGAAAATACGGGATTGTATAACATTCAGTTTTCTTTCCAATTAAACACCACAGCAACTGAAACTTGTGATTTTTCTGTTTGGTATGCTATGACAGGTTCTTCTATGGCAAATTCAAATACCGATTTTTCAATTGATAAAACGGCAGGTGGTGGTAATGGTGTTGCTGCATTAAACTTCCTTACACCAATTGTAGGAGGTGATTATGTGGAAATATATTGGTCAAATAATACGGGAAATGGACAATTGTTGTATAAAGCACCACAATCAACACCAACTAGACCAGCAACGCCATCGGCAATAGTAACGATAACTCAAATAGCATAATATGGGTATAAATAAAGTATATATATCAGATGTACCACCGGTTGTACTAAAAAATCCCGGTAAAGATGGTACATCTGGTACTTCTGGTACAAGCGGAACTAACGGAGGAAGTATAGCACCCAATTTTAGTTCAGCGCCAGTTTCTCCTACATCTGGTTCACTTTACTTCAATACAACCGATTCTCATTTTTATGGATGGGATGGTGGGCAGTGGAAACAATTAGATAATTAATCCCTTAAATTACTAAACTTCCCTTTTCTAATATTTATAGGTAACCTAAAATAATTACTTATAATGGCATTAGAAACTTTAATATATCCTGGTTCATCTTCATTCTTTCCAGGGCAGACCCCCTTTGGAATTTACGATACTGATTATGAGTTCCAAGAAGATGCTCCAAAAGTAGCACTTTGGTGTGCTAGACGATTGGGGTATCCTATTCAAAATATAGAATTAATAGATGAAAATTTCTATGCTTGCTTCGAAGAATCTGTATCGGAATATGGAGCACAAGTAAATCAATTCAATATTCGTAACAATTTAGATTCTGTTAAGGGAAAAGTAAAAACAACAAATCTTACAAATAAATTAGTTCAGGGTTCAAATTTACCAAATTTAATAGCAATTTCAGATGCGTATGGTACATTAGCAGGCGTTGGTGGTAATACCGATATTAAGAAAGGTCATATTGATTTAGTTCCCGGTCAACAAGAATATAATTTAGATACACTATTTTCGGCTGTTAGTGAAAGTGGAAAGCGTATTGAAATAGTAAAAGTATTTCAGGAACCTGTACCAGCAATCAATAGATTCTTTGACCCTTATTCAGTATCTGGACAGGGTACTTTAAACTTAATTGATGAGTTTGGTTTTGGTTCATATTCACCTGCTGCTCAATTCGTATTGATGCCTGTATTTGAAGATTTACTTAGAATACAAGCTATTGAGTTCAATGACCAATTTAGAAAATCAGCATTTACATTCAATATTGTAAATGGTAAGATTAGAGTATTCCCAATGCCAACTTCTCAAAATATGAACCTTTATGGAAAATTATATTTTGATTATTATGTAAAGGATGAATTTACTGAAAATTCAACAACTGTAACTCCAAATGTAATTTCCGATTATTCGGATATACCATATAATTTTATGGAATATAGTGGAATTAATGATGTGGGTAAGCAATGGATTAGAAAATATGCATTAGCTTTAGTAAAAGAATTATTGGGCGCTATTAGAGAAAAATATTCATCAATTCCAATACCTGGTTCTGAAGTAAGTTATGTTGAGAAAAGTTCCATTAGCAATATACATCGGATAATATGGCAAGATTTACATTAGCAAGAGATATAAAATTTTTTGAGAGTATATCCAGAGAATTAGTAGATGCAGTTATCGAAACGGCTGTAGTACTATATAAACTTGTCATAGAAGATAGTAAAACTAATCTTTATGGAGAATCTTTAAATAAAACATATTATCAAGGAGTAGAGTGTAGTGCAATAATTCAAAGAGATGACACTCAAGCTAATTATGAAGGATTTGGTGTAGATGCATCTCAAACTGTACAATTTCGTTTTAATAGATTTACGTTAGCAGAAAAAGAATTTTACCCAGAAGTTGGTGATATTATTTTTCATAATGAAGCTTATTTTGAAATTGATAATGTGACAGAAGACCAATTAATAGGTGGTAGAACTGAAACTGGAGATGGAGAAAAATTCTCAATTATATGTTCAACATTTATGACTAGAAGAAACGCAATACAAACTGAAATGAGAGTAATATAATGGATAACAAAGAAACAAATAGAGGTAAACAACTTTCAGTAGAAAAGCAATTCATTAAAGGCGTAAATTTAATTGATGTTGATACTACTATTGCCGATTATATGGCATCAATAGTAATACCCGATGTTGAGGAAAATGGATTGAAAGTTAAAGTTCCACTTCTTTATGGTAATGCCGAAAGATGGGCTGGTGCACGAAAGGAGGGTTATTTAAGAGACCAAAGAGGAAAAATACAAATTCCTTTAGTAATGTTTAAAAGAAATTCCATAGATAGAAATGAATCTATGAATAATTTTAGCGAACAAAATACTATTGCTACATTCCAAAGATATTCGCCTAAAAGTAAATATGAAAGGTTTTCTTTACAAAATAATGTAAAACCCTCAAAAGAATTATATAGTATAAATGTACCAAAATATGTAACTATAACGTATGAGGTAATGATTTGGACATCTTTTACAGAGCACATGAATAAAATTGTAGAAGCATTTCAATGGGCAACTGATAGATATTGGGGTAAAGATGATAGTTACAAATTTAAAGTAAAAATAGATTCATTTGACAATCAACAAGAGGTTGGACAGGGTACTGAAAGAATTATAAGAACTACATTTACTATGGTTGTAAATGCTTATTTACTTCCTGAAAGATATAATGAAAAACCAACTATTAAAAAGACTTACTCTCCTAAACGAATAATATTTAGTGTAGAAACGGATTTAAGTGGAGCTATGTTTACTCAACCATCTTTATACAACGAATATGCGCAGGTGATTGATTTTATAGGTATTAGAGGAAATCAAATGGCAATTTTTGTAAACTCATCAACAGCTAAATTAACTAATGTAAAGAAGCCAGTTTTACCACAAGAATTGGTTGGTGTGTTTGATGTTGAAACTTGGTTTAGAGTTTACATAAATGGAGATTTTATATCACCTTCTTTGTACACCTATATCTATAATGGATATACAAAAGAAATAATTTTTTCATTTGATTCGTTAGGATTTCCATTAGATACTGAAGATGAAATTGCAATAACTGGTAAATTTCAAGAACTATGAGTGTAACAATCTTAAAAAATATAATGAAACAAGTAAACGAACCAAATGAGTTTGAATTATTTTTTCATGCAGATGAACCATTCTATTGGGTTTATAAAGTTGATGGAGTGAGGGTAAAAGATTTATATAAAACAATGGTTGAGTTAAGAAGACCGACTGCAAGATTCGATGTTTTTATAAATGGATTATTTATATCTGAAAACGATTATATTTTTGACCAATTGGGTAATGATTTTTATATTAAATTTATAAAAAATAGATTTCCTGAATTTGACAGATTTGATAATCCATATATATTAAATGATGATGATGAGGTAAAAATAGAAGGAGACGTTGAAAAATTTATATAATGACCAGAAAAAAACCTAATATAAACGTACAAACAACACAATTATTGAGAGATAGACAGGCTTTCAAAGATTTTGTGCTTAAAATTAATACGGATACATTCACATATTCATATTCCCCAAATATAATTTCAGTAGAAAATCAAATATATTTTACTTTAACGTTGTTAAATAAAAAATTTGTTTTTGATATTTTAGTTGTAGATGATGTGAGAGATTACGTTGATGTATATTTATTTGGAGTAAAGCAACCTGCGGATAGATATAATGTTCAACAGGTTGATACTAATATAATTGTTACATTCACAGCTGATATTACAAGATTACCAAATGAGGTAAAAGCATCAGATTTCGAAATAAAAGGTAAAATAGCAGAAATAGTATAATGGCAAGACTGATACCTCGTAAACAAATTGAAGAACAACAGGATATAAGTGCTTCTTTAGCGATTAGAGAAAATCTATATGTTGGTAATGATATTATTAATAGCGGCTCATTATTTGTATCAAAAAGTTTCTTTTTGGGAAACGATACGGGCTCTTTAAATGAGATTACGGGTTCTGTATTCGTAACAGGTTCATTTACAGTTGATGGTTTATTTCAATTAGGTTCACAAACTTTATTTTCTGGAACAGCTTCGTTTTCATCTGAATCTGTTGATACACAAAGATACTCTGGAATTCTTGCAAAAGATTTTGGTGCTAACCAACCTACATTATATGTTTCTTCAACTGATGGTGATGATACTAACGATGGTAGAACAATTCAATATCCACTTCGTACAATTAAAAGAGCCGCTCAATTAGCATCTCCGGGGTATGATGGTAGATATGGTTTTGATACTGGTTCGGTTTCAAATGGATATGTAATTAAGGTACAGGCAGGAACGTATTTAGAGGATAATCCTGTGATACTTCCATCCAACACAACCATTTGGGGTGCTGGTTTGCGTATTACCAAAATTAACGCTAAGAATCCCTCTGAAGACCTTTTTTGGGTAAACGCTGGATGTTACATTGCCGAAGTTACTATGGGAGGATTGAGATTATATCCAGACCAAATAAATCCTGAAAAAGGATTTGCTGTGGCTTTCCAACCTGGTGCATTTATTACAACTTCACCATACGTTCAGAACTGCTCGCAGATTTCAAACCAAGAGAATTCATTCACCGAACTTTATGAAGAAATACCGCCAGGTGGTGGAGGACTTTATGTTAATGGTGATGTAATTCATCCCGATTCTCCATTGGCTTCAATGGTATTAGATGCTTATACTCAAATTTCTCCAAACGGAGTTGGGTGTTTAGTTAATGGTAGAGGTTTCATTAGAGTAAACAATGGTGGACATGCTACACTAAACAACTCAAACATTTCGTTTGGTTTGTATGGTATGTATGCTAGTGGTTCTCGTTTTATTTCTGGTAGTGGTGGTAATATTGATGCAAGAAATAGAGTAAGACAAAGTTGGAGTGTGGTAGTGGATGTACTTAATAGAGGGTTGGGTGCACTTCCTGAAATAACAACTTTAAATACAGCAGAAGGCATTCGTGCAACATCTTTATCACAATATCCTCAATTATATCTTTCTGGTAGTGATATAAATTTAACACCAACTACACAAAATATTGAAGAAGTAGCTTCTGATTTTAAATTAATATCTGCTATTGTAGAAAATGGTACATCCAATTTTCCAACTCTTTTAGCAAGAAGTTCTAATAAGGGATATGGATTTGAATCTCCTTATAATATTTTAGGAGCTGAGCAAATTACATCATCAATAGCATCGGCATCTGCTGAAATTTTAACTGATATAAGTGAATCATTTGGAGCTATATTGGGTATATTTGCAAATGGTACTGGTTCTTTTAATTTTGTATCAAATACCAAAAATGCTATTAAAGCAACTGAATTAGAACCAACAGCTATTGGTATGTCTGTTTCAAATAGTATTACGGCTAGTGTTAGTTCATCATTTGAAACAGTAATATCAATTATATCTTCTGGATTAACAGCAGTTGCAAAAGTAACTTCATCAAATGAAGCAGCTATAAAAGTTTCTGGTGTAGAACAATTTACAACGGGATTATCATCATCTTTACAAACAACTAATAGTGTAAGTGCAAGTTTTAGTATAATTTACAATATTTTGGATAAAGGAACTGGTAGTGTAATTTTACCAATACCTGAAAATCATCAAAGAAATTATACAATAACAAATAATGGTAGTTCATCGTATCAATGGCAAGGTGTAGGTTCAAATCCAACAATAACATTATATAGAGGTGAAACTTACAAATTTTATGTAAGTGCATCTAGCGTAGTTGGTGGAATAAATTATCCTTTCTTTATTAGAACTAGACCTTTAAGTGGTATTAGTGAACAATTTGATTATGATAAAGGTGTAATAAATAATGGAGATTCAATTGGTAATATAACATTTACAGTACCATACGATGCTCCCAATGAATTATATTACGTTGCACAAAATACGGATAATATGACAGGTAAGTTTCATATTATTAATAATTCAGCAACTCCGTTTGGTTTTATACAAAATACATTAACATATCCACAAACAATAAGTGGTAGTGTGGAATCAACATCTAATATAGATAAATTAAATGCTTACGAACTTCTTATTGGAAACAAATCATTTATTCAAGAAGAAACAATTGAATTTGTATCATCCTCTTGGTCTGATTTTGATTATGTAGAATCAACTTGCCGTAGAGATATTGGATATTTAATAGATGCGGTAGCTAATGACCTTATATATGGTGGAAACAATAATAGTATTACCGCTGGTAGATTTTATTATGAGTATCCATCAACAGCAACTACAACACAAAAAGACCCAACCAAAACTGCAGTTAAATATGCAGCTGGAATGGCTGAAAAATTATTAAAAGGTGTAACATTCGTTGAACCAAACAATGAAAGAGATGCAGTAGCAACTGCTATACAGGCAAATAGAGAATTTATACAAACCGAAACAATAACGTTCCTTTCATCTTCTTGGAGTAACTTCTATTATAATGAAGCTAAATGTAAAAGAGATGTGGGATATATTTTAGATGCGGTAGCAACTGATGCTAGATATGGTGGTAACGAAAGGTCTGTACAAGCAGGTCAATTCTATTATTTATATCCATCATTAGCAGTTGTTGATGGTGATGGTGATTCTGAAGGTCAATTAGGACAAACATTAGATGGAGTGCGTTTCGCAGCTGGTAATACTAATAATATAATAGCTGGAATTGTACATCAAACTGCATCATTGGATGTTAGAGAATCATATAGATTATTAAGAGAAAACAAAGAATTGATTCAAAACGAAACAATTCAGTTTATTAATGTAGCATATCCTCAATTAAAATATAATCAAGACAAATGTAAGAGAGATGTTGGTTATATAATTGATGCAATATCAACTGACCTTCTTTATGGTGGAATCGAAAGAAGTGTAACTGCTGGTAAATATTATTATGAATATCCATCACAAGCTACAAAAACGCAAAAGAGAGAAACTTCTGGTGGTATAAGATATTCTAAAATTATTTCTGACTTTATTGTTCAAAATATTGTTTTAGAAACTCCACGTATTATTACTAACGATGAAAAATTATTTAAAGTAGTAAGTGGTAGTAGTAATATTACATCTTCATTTAGTGGTACTATAAATGAGCAAAATTCTATTAGTAGTTCATTTGCTATTATTGAAGGAATTATAAAAAGAGGAACTGCAGCCGTACCATCAATATTGGCACAAAATAGTGATTTGAATTGGAGTGTTGGCATTCCATTAAGCGTTACCGGTCAAACACAAATAACCAATTCATTCGTATCACCTACTGAAGCAGAAAAGTTAGGAAATGGATTTGATGTAGTTACTTCTATACTTCAAAGTAATGGAGTTGAGCCTGTATTTACATCATCTTTAAATACACAAATAAAAGTAACAAACAACGAACAAATAACAGGTTCAGTATCTAATCCTTATGCATTAACATCATCAATATCAGCATCATTTGGATATGTTGTTGAAATTATAAGTGGTGGATTATCTAAATTAGACCCAATTGTTTCTAATGTATCTGCAAGTATTAAAGTAACAGCAACTCC